AGAAGCACCATTAACATTTAATCCAGATGCAATTGAAGCATATTCTACTTTAATATTATTTCCATTTCCTGGTCTTTTACCAATGATATTATCACCAAACTTGACTTCATAGTAACCATCTCTTCCTTCCTCTAAAAAGAATACTTCGGATGTGCCATCTAAATTTACTACATTACTATTAAGTGTATAAACCTTTGAAGCATCTGTCGCACCTGAATCTGTTACAGTAACTTTAATTGATTTTGTATTTACATTATTAACTGGAATAAGATATTGTTCGAATGCATTATCTTGATATGTGTATGTTATATTTGCTAATGCGCCTTGTTCAATAGATATATTTTCAAATAACCATCCATTAGTTGCATCAAAATTAATTGTAGATGTAGCTGAAGCAAACATTGGATAATTAACACCATCAATAGTAGTTTGAAATGCTGTCCCTCTTGGCATACTTAAAGGAAGCGCTGTATTGCTTCCATCGTGATTCCATAAAGGTGTTTCAGTTGTATCATAATTCATTTTAACATTTATAACAGCGACTGAAGGGGCAATAGACCTTGGTGTATAACCTAATAGCTTAGCATGAGATACTACTGAACTTCGTAACTGAGATGTATCAAGAAATGTTTCATTAAGTGCAAAGTTTGCATTCATTGAATTGATGTGAGTTACATATGCTAGTACATCTATAATGGTTGACATTGCAGAGCCTTCATAGTTATAATCATTAAAGGTCGTATCTGTTGCTTTCATATAAGCAACCATATTTGATTTTATTTGGTCAAAGTCTAATTCACTTGCTGAAATTCTGCGTTCTATTGCCATTATCGTAATCTCTCTATTTGGGTTGAGATATCTAATATTTCGTTACTAGATTTAACTCTACCAGTTATTGTTATATTTACTGCATTCTCTGCTGCTTTTGCTTGTATATTTGTATTTAATATTTCTATTCTTGGTTCCCAATTACCTAAAGCAGTATTAATTGAAGTAGACATTTGTGCTGCAGTTATATTTGTCATGTTCTCAAATAGGTATGCTCTTAAGTTTGCACCGAAATTATAATTAAAAGGTCTCTCTCCGTGATTCGTACGAAGTATATTTAAGACACTTTGACTTACTGACTCATTATTCGTTTTTACTCCAACGTCATTTGTATTAGGATTTTGCTTAAAAGTAAAATCTAAATCTTTGTATATTGTTTGTCGTGCTATCTGTGCCATATAATCTATTTATACTAGTTAGGTTCACCTGTTTGAACTGTTGGTGAATCAAAGTCATCATGTGTGTGAGTATCAAGAACAACTGGGCCTCTGTCTGAGTTCTGAGCACTTGTTGTAGTTGTTTGATTAACTACTAAGTTGCCTTTCACTAATGTATTAGCATCTAAAACAACTCTTTTGTTAACAGAGTCTGTAGTTTTTAATGTTATATTTCCATCTGCGGTAGCATTGATATCACCACCAGCAGCAACATTAATATTACCTGCTACTGCAATATCAGCATTACTACTTACTATAATACTTACATTACCATATACTTCAAGAGTATCTTCGCCTACCACTAATTGATAATTATCTCTTACAACTCTTTCTGTCTTTGAACCATTCGCTGCTATCTCATATTGAGTACCACTCTTATGCCTTTCCATAATACGTTCATACCCAGGTGTATCATCATATTCTTTTACGTGACCACTCTCTGTTTCCATAACATTATTGTATGGATAAACTGGTTGATATCCACTTGATGGTTGATATTCACCAGTAGGTTCATCAGCATTAGGGTCAGCTTCACATCTTACTCTTAAATTGTTATCTTCTTTTCCATCGGTCTTTGTAGGCATAGTTCCCATGACCAGAAACTCTTGCATACCTCTATCTAAACATGTACCTGCTACTAATGTACCAACCAATAAATTTACTGAAGACCCTACACCATCTTTAGCTGGAGTATTTCCTGGCATCATAACAATACTCCATCCAAGGTTTTTTGTTTCTACATTATCATGAAGTCCATATACATTAACCTTTACTCTACCAAGTTTATCAGGGTCATTAATGTCAACAATCGTTCCAAATTTTAGTTGTCTATTATAATCAGTCATTATTCTCTTACCACTCCCAATTCTTGTCCATAACTATATTTACCAGCATGTTGTGTGAAATTATGTGTCATATGTTTAATTAACCATTTACCATTATGACGATTTGTACCTTGTTCTACATTACTTAATAGTTCGACTTCAATAGTCATTCCACATCCTAATCCAGGAACTGCTACTAACCGATTAATTTCCATTACAGTATTAAACACTCGTACTGTATTACTAATAATTGTTCCTGTAGCAACATCACCTCTATTAGATAATACACTCTTTACGTCATTATCAAATAATTTATCACTTACTTTAAATTTTGTTTTAGGAACTGATGTAACTAATTTTGTAACATTCTCAGACTTTTTAGTTTCATCTAAATTAATTACATTAATTGCTTCACCATATACTCCTTTTTTTAATTTATCAATAAGGTCCATACTATATTCTTTTAATTCAAATTCAGCTGCAGTTCCTATTACACTTAAAGGATTTAAAGAATCAGACCCCATTAGACTCTGTTTAATAACTACAGGTGCACCAGAATGATGGTGAGAATAAATATTATCAATCATATCATACAAAGAAGTTAATCTTAGTTTATTGCCATCACTAAACCTTTGATACAAAAACATTCCTGATTGGTTCTTACAATATGCATTCGCCGTAAGAAGTTTAAAACAATCCTCTGCTGGAATATTTGGTGCAATATATCTACCGGTTGTAGCAGCAAATGAATCAATAATCATTGTCACACCAGGAGAACTTATATCTGAAAATATTAAACCAATAATTTCGTCAGACCTTCCATTATATACTCCATTTACAGTAGTTGCCATATTTGGAATATGAGCAGACTTTAAATGAATGGTATAAGTCTTTTTCTCTGCTTCCATTTTCATATTGGATATTCCATCCATATAAAAACTATTAGCATATTCTTTATCTAAATACGAATAAGTAATATCAACAGCAGCTAATTCTGTACCTATAAATTTATCAAAGAAGTTAGTAGAATCTTGAACAGCAATCTGTCCCTGCATAAGTCCAAACATACTTTCATATATAGTTACTCCACGAACAAATCCGCTAATGTCTACACCACGTACTTTAATGTTTATACTATCTAGATTAAGCATTACGCATTACGTTTATAAACTGGCGAGTAACTGATGTCATATGTTCAGGTTTAATTACTTTTAATTGCCTATTTTGTTCAGTTACAGCCGACTCATAATCGATGTATGTGTATGCAGTAGTTCCAGCCGCACGGCGTTTTACCCATTCTTCAGTCGAATCATCAACATGATGATGAGGTGCATAGGCTTGACTCTTAATAAAATTACAAGCAGCAGAATCAGAAGAACTGCCACCTTGTATAGTTTCACCAGTCACAGTAAATGTACCACTTGTTTTGTCTATAACAATATAACCCATATTTACATGAATCTCTTTTACAATACCTGTTGCATTAGACACTCCACCAGTAACAGTTTCACCTATTGTAAATTTATCTACTAATGAGTCATCGGTATCAGCAGCAAGATATTGATACTTATTTGTACAATAATCTATTAATTGTGATGAGCCCATTGGCCAGTCATCCCATATATTTTTTATTTGTGGATTAAGTAATAGAAATGTCCAATGATATTTATCTGTTTTATATAATCTTTGACTTAAATGGTCTGGCCTTTCACCATCTATAATCTCTACAGTTTCATAATAACCAGCGTTATTAATTAATTTATCTGAAATTTTAGCTCTTGCTGTTAGATTTTTTAATACATCTAAATTACCTGAACCATCTACATCAATTGCCGTATTGTTAATGTTTTTAAAATACATAATTAAAACCCCTTCTTAACGTCGTCTTGGTATAATGGATAAATTTCTTTAAGTCCTACAGCTAATCCAATTTCTACTGGTGAATTACCTTTTCTAAAGAACGAAGAGTTATTTGGGTTATAAGTAACAGTAACAGTTTCTACAACAAGTGGAGGTAATTGAATCATATCTTTTGAACCATGAAATGATACTATACAATGGTCAGGAACAGTTAAGGTAACTTGATCATTTTTTGTGGCATGCATAGAAGTCCTAAAGAATTTAATAAGTCCTGCTGCTTGGTCAGATTCTTTTTCAGAATCAGGTAATATAGTCCAGTTAAATGTAAAGTTTCTTAATGGTGTTGAACCATAAGCTGCGAATTCATTTTTATTTAACATTGCACCTGTAGACCTTTGCATTTCAGTTGCAACAATATCACCAATACCATAACCAGCTAAAGCACCTAACATACCTTTACCTACCGTGGATAAACCAGCACCATATAATCCTATTGCTTGTTGACTAGCTAGTACTGCTTTATTATCAAAAGCACTTCCGCCGCCACCAGTTACTAATTCATTTAAACCTGCTGCAAATTGTCTTGTATCATCATTATATGTTACAGTATCACCTATTTCAATAGCAGTTGGCATATACATACAAATTGAACCTGTATATTTTCTCTTTACTGGAGTTGTTAAGGCTTCTAATAAACTACCTGATTTTGATGTGGCATCATCAAAATTCTGTTGAGTCGCGACTGTTGCTTCTTTAAGTCTTGCAGTATCTGACTTCATATCTTGATTTAAGAATTTAGCCGCTTGGTCTATTATTGATAATGTGCCTTCCTTAAGAAAACCTACAGTCCAATCAAATCCTTTCCTACCTGATGCTACATAATCCGTATTATTTTCAGTTGGAGTACCATCAACTTTCATAAACTCAAACATTACGAATGGTTCATTTGTCATTTGAGATGTAGCTAACATCCTAAGCTTAGCATATTCACTATCTTTATGACTATTAAAATTTATATCATCAGTACCAGTATCATTACCAACTGTAATTGGATATTTCCAATGTTCAAATCCATCATTATCATTATTCATTCTAACTGATGAAGTTTGGTGGGTTCTCATGTGATCATTATCTGCCATAATAGTTCCTTGGTTTGTATATTACTTATTTATACAAATTATTATAAATACTTGTATGAAAAAGACATATTCAGGCTCTTGGAAGCCAAAACATCCTGAAAAATATAGAGGTAACCTTAATATGATACATTATAGGTCTTTATGGGAAAGAAATGCATTTAGATATTTAGATAAAGCATCATGGGTTAAGTGGTGGCAGTCTGAAGAGACTGTTATACCATATGTTTGCTCAACTGATCGTAAAGTTCATAGATACTTTGTTGACCTCACTATACGAACAGATACAGGTCGCACACTCCTGGTTGAAATAAAACCATCATCTCAAACCAAACCACCTAAAAGAAAACAACTAAATGAGGCATTAACCTATATGAAGAACACCTCTAAGTGGAAGTATGCTAAGAAATATTGTGATGAACGTGGCTATGAATTTCAAATATGGACAGAGAAAGAACTTGAGGCTATGGGTATACGTACAATGACATTAGGATTTAAAGCATCTAAAACAAAAACAGGTCGTAGAATATGGAAAACTCTTGGTAAAAGAGTATAAATATAAGTATGAACAAAGAAGATGAGGACGGCAAATTAGAATTATCTCTAAGAATATTGGGGAATGAAATAATAGGATTTAAAATGTTAGTAGATGATTTTAAAATGAAGTGGATGTTAGTAGGTTTGGTCGCTATTGGCGCTATCTCATATATGATGGTAATGTTCGGACCACAATTAATGGAGACGTTTAATGGCTAGTCTATTTGACAAGTTAGAATCAGAAGCTTTTCGTAAAGGCATAACAGCAAGAAGTAAAGAAGCTGAGACTTGGTTTAAAACGAATGTAAAAAAGCTTGGTAAGTTAGGTCCTAACCTTTTAAAAGATGAGAGACTTACAAAGGTAGCACCTGTAAGACCTGGTGATATGGTAATGTATACGTATAATCCAAAACTTAGACGGACTTTACCATACTATGACACATTTCCATTAACAATTGTTGTCGCTAAAGCACCAGGTGGTTTTTTTGGTCTTAATTTACATTACTTACCACCTAAAATCCGTGCTATCTTCTTAGACAAATTAGATGATGTAGTAAATAATAAGAAGTTTGATAAAACAACAAGATTTAAAGTAACATATAAAATGTTAGCCGCTACAGCAAAATATAAATACTTTAAACCATGTTTTAAACATTATTTAACGAAGCATGTAACTTCTAATGTTATGAAGGTAAGTGCATCAGAATGGAATATAGCAATATTTTTAGAGACAGCTGCGTTTAGGAAGAAGAGCACTAGAGTTGTTTGGGGAGATTCAAGGAGAATGTACTAATGTCATTACCAGTAGGTATAGATACAATGAAGTCAACGATTAATCGTCGTGGTGGTTTAGCACGTGGAAATAGATATGCTGTTTATATATCTCATCCGTCTAAATCTATAAACAGTTTATTGCAATTTAATCCTGCAACTCTATTAAGCAATTTAATAAGTGGTGATGGTGTTCATATAGGAGACTTTATTAATGACCCAAGAGATATGTTCCTATTATGTCGAACAGCGACTCTACCTGGAAAACGTATACTTACAACTGAGGCTATGCATAATCATCACATGGCAAAGAAGCCATATTCGGCTGCAACAGATGAAGTCACTATGTCATTCTTATTAACGAATGATTATTATATTAAAAAGTATTTTGATATGTGGCAAGAGATGATTATTGATACAGCGGGTCGACACTATAAAGCATTTTATAAGGATGAGTATTGCACTGATATATTAATACAACAGTTATCATCATCTAATGATGTTATTCCAGGATATACAATTAAACTTGAAAATGCATATCCTATAACGGTAGGTAGTATTGATTTAGCTGAAGGTTCAGATGGTTTAATGGATTTATCTATTACATTTGAATATGATAATTTTAGAAGTATTGGATTAATAGATGGATTTGAAGCAGTAGCAAATAAGATGCTAACAATAGGAGCGAACACGTTAGACCAGTTTAAGCGTGTAATTTAATTTATAATAATGGAGATATAATGATATGTTGCCAACTATAGCAACCCCAAAGTATGATATGATTGTGCCCTCAACAGGCGAAACATTGACATACAGACCATACGTGGTCAAAGAAGAGAAGATTTTATTAATTGCATTAGAGTCTGAAGATGAATTAGCAATTGAAAGATCTATAGCAGACTTAATTAAGTCTTGCGTTGAAACACCTTTTAATATAAAAGAATTAACAAATTTTGATATGGAATATATATTTACTGTTTTACGAAGTAAATCTGTAGGTGAAGGTATTAAATTAGCTATTCCATGCGAAGCGGAGGATTGTGATAATAAAACAAATATTGTTATTGATTTAGAAGAACTTCGTATTGATAATTTGGAAAAAGCACAAGATACACATATTAAGATTAATGATGAGATTAGTGTTGATATGAAATGGCTTGGATATGGTGATAGATTAAGCCAAGCTCAAAGAAAGACTAATACTGAAGCTTTAATTAATACTATTGCAAAATCTGTTGAAACAATTTATCAAGGTGAAAAAACATTTGCATGTAAAGATGCACCTTTTAAAGAGGTAGTGGCGTTTGTTGAAAGTTTAAATAGTGAGCAGTTTCAAACTATTGGAGATTTTTTAACTAATGCACCAGCGTTAGCTTATACAATCGAATTTGATTGTACTGCATGTGAACATCATAATGAGAAAGAATTGACAGGAATGAACGATTTTTTTACGTAAGCCTTTCGCATGAGACTATAGCAAATGTCTTTAAAACGAATTTTGCTTTATTGATTCACCACGGATTCAGTTTAACTGAATTGGAGAATATGATACCATGGGAAAGGGAAGTATATTTAACTCTTCTTCGTGAACATGTTGAAGAAGAAAACGAACGGAACAAAAGAGAAAAAGAAAGTATGAGGAAATAAATGGCAAAGAAAACTCAAGAAGGTTTATTAGGTGAAATTATAGTCCTTCTGCGAAAGCAGAATCAACTTAGTACACGCGATAGACTGAAAGAAGCCGAAGAAGTCAAGCGGCAAGAAGCAATAGATGAAGAAAGAGATACAGTTACCATAGGTAGAGATGGTAATATTATTGATGCTAAAGAAGACTTTGCTCGAAGATATAAAGCAAACATCGCTGGTAAGATTACCCAAACGCGAATGGATGCTAGTAAAACTAAGCAGAAAAAGAAAACCCAAGGGGTAATTGCTCACGCTACATTCATGACAAGACGCTTAATGGAGAAGTCAAATAAGATGTCTTATATGTGGCGTATAAAATCTATGCAAAACAGAATTCGTAGAGAGAAGCAAGAGAATATGCAATTTGATGAAGGTGTTAGGAATCGTGAAGAAGACAGAAGGGAAGGTAAAAAAAGTGGAATTGGCATACGAGGATTACTTACTAAATATCTTGGTGGTAGAGGTTTACGTAAAGCAAGAATACTAGAAGAACGTCAAGTTATTAAAGAAAATTGGAAATATATGATGTTACCATTAGCAGCTGCGCTGGCCGCTATTGGTTTAGCATCTGAAGGAATACATAGGTATCATGCACGTGCATTAAAAATGATGGTAAAGGCTGAAGACTGGGCAAAAATGACAGCTAAGCTAGAAACATTTAAATTAAATATGGAAACCGATTGGAAGTCACTTACAACCATGGTAGACAACTTCAGAATAAAAACTTTAAAATGGTTTGGTTATGGCCCTGATGGTAAACCGTTAGGTATGAGAGGTAGCGTAACTTTCCTTGACGATGCAGCAAAGAATAAAGCGTCAGGACCTATAAACTTTGGTTTGTTACAAAAGATAGTAGCGGATAGAATATATGCGATGAAAGTAAAAGCTTATAACTCAGTTGGCTTAGGCCCTGATGGTAAGAAGCTTGGTAATACTTTTCGGTCGGGTCCAAATCCACAAGGTACTGGTCCACGTAGTACCTATTCGACAGGAACCTCAACCGCGTTGAGTAGAATAACTCAGCCATTTATTAATAAGGTTAGAGGCATGATAACTTTAATGTTTAAACCATTTGGAGTTTTGAGTAATGTAATGACTAATTGGAAAGTCACTAAAGAAGGTAAATCAACATCAAAGTTTCTGGAATTATTTAAAAAAGGTGGTAGTGCTGGATTAACTATTCTTAAAAGAATTCTTTGGCCATTAACAGCAGTATTTACAGTTTGGGAATCTTTCAAAGCAGGTAAAACAGAAATGGAAAGAGAAGGTTCTAACTGGTTTACTATACTTGGTGAAGCAGTTGGTGGCGGTATAGGATTTTTCTTTGGTGCTTTTGCTGACTTAATAAAAGATGGTGTTGTATGGATTATTAAAAAGATGTTTGGTTATGAATCAAATGAAGATGGAACTATTAAAGAAGGTCAAGGGTTAGGTGGTGAAGCTCTTCGTATGATACAAGGATTTAGTATTCAAGATGCTTTACATACTTTAATTGCAGCACCTTATCATCTTATATCTAATATTGTTAAATTTATTGGTGCGATATTTGAAGGCGATGGGTCATATAAAGATACAGCATTGTGGGGATGGTTTTCAGAAATAGGTACTAAGGTAGCAAATTGGTTTAAAGGATTTATACCAGAGAAGATAAGAAAATATTTTGGTATTGAACTAGATTCAGATGATACACCAATACCAAACGCAAGCGATGCATTAGTTAAATCTATTATGATTGGTCAAGCAACGCAAAGCGGGATATATAAAGGTGGTGAATTAAATGCATTAACTGGTAAACACTGGACGCGTGAAGATGTTCAAAGAATGCAAAAGGCGTACGGTGATGACTGGACTACTAACCTGAATGCAATACATGATTATAACGCAGCCGCAACTCAATTAAATAGACAACAAGGAGAGAATGTTCGTGGAGCTACAATGCCAAACATAGTTAACTATAATGGTGTGACATATTCATATAGAGCAACAGTATCAGG